ACATCCGCATGGATGGAAGTACCAAGTAACTTTGTACAATACGATGGCGGTGATGAGGTTAAATTACCAAGTATCGTTGTTGATGGTTTAGGTAACTATGACCGTGATGGTGGTTACACTGTCGGCGGAGTAACTCTCTCATGGAACACCTACAAGTTGACCCAAGACCGTGGTCGGGCGTTCTTATTAGACGCTATGATGGTCAACGAAACAAACTTTATCTTGACAGCTACCAACGTGATGGACGAGTTCCAACGCACCCAAGTAGTTCCAGAAATTGACGCTTACCGCTACTCTAAATTAGCAGCTGTTGCTAAGTCAGAGAACACAACGGCTAAGAGCTACACTAAACCGGATGAATTGTACTCAGCAATCAAGAAAGACATTGCTAAGTTGCAAGACGCCGGTGTTGACTTTGGGAACATCATCTTGACCATCTCAGCCGGAGCTTTAAGCACCCTGGAAGAGTCAGAGATGGCTGCTCGCCGTATGAATTACACTAAGCTCGCTGATGGCGAAGTCGGTGGCCGTATCCTCAAGATTGGTGATGTAGAGGTCAATGTTGTCCCTCAAAACCGCTTAGTTACCGAGATCCAAGTGAATGACGGTAAGACTAGCGGACAAGAAAAAGGTGGTTGGGCTAAGGCTTCATCAGCTAAGGACATCAACTACATCCTCTGTCCAAAAGACGCTCCTCAAGCGGTAACGAAACAAGATATTATCCGTATCTTTAGCCCAGAGCAAAACCAAAAGGCAAATGCTTGGTCTATCGACTACCGCAGATTCCACGACCTATGGGTCCCAGAAAGCAAGAAGAGCCTAGTAATCGTAAGCACGACCGCCTAATTTGGCGGTCTTTCTTATTAAGAAAGGAAATGACCAATGAAAACATTCAAGCTAGACAATGTTATCCGAGTTACGGATGACCCATATCAAATCGAAAACTACCTTGCCGAGGGCTATGTCGAAGTAGAGCTACAAGAGGCTCCAGTTGAGGCTCCAGCTCCAGAAGTAGCTCCGGAGCCAGTTGTTGAGCCAGTGTTTCCAACATTCGGCACTGAGCCAACTGTCAGCTAATGAGTAAGGAGGGCTGAACATGCTTCTAACAGAGGAACAGGCCAAGAAGATTGACCCATTGCTCGAAAAAGATGACATCAAGGCCCTTGAGGCCGTCATCCGGGCCAACACAAACAACCATTTCCACCGCAATGGCTACAAGCCTCTCCTGGTTAAGCTAGAAGGTGGAAAGCTCTATTTTAAGGCTCCTATCAACCTGTTTACAGTGGGCTCAACAGTCGAAATCCATGGGACTCCGTACCTGGATGGCTTCTACACTGTGAGCGTGGTAGGGGATGACTACATCGAAGTAGAAGAGGCTACATTGGCCGGCAATCACTCGCTTGTGGGGGCTAACCTCTACCTTATCGAGTATCCGGCTGATGTGGTTGCCGGTGTTAAGAAAGTCATCAAGTACAAGGCTCAAATGGCCAAAAAGGTCGGAGTAAAGTCTGAAACGGTGTCCAGAGTGTCCGTTACCTATTACGAGGTCAATCGACATGAGGGTGTCATTGATGGCGTTCCTAGCTACCTATGGAGCTTCCTAGACCCTTACCGGAAATTGAGGTGGGTTTGATGTTTGACGCTCAAATTTACTCATTTAAGCAGCCTCAGATGGCTCCAGATGGCATTGGAGGCGTCACACAGAGCCTAGTCGATACACAAGTAGCCGTCTATGGGTGGCTAGACATGATTAACGGGACACAAGGGAACGCTATCCAGAACGCCTTTGTTGAGTCCTCTACTCATGTCCTGGTCACAGATGGCTTTGCCTCTGGCGTCAAGACCGGAATGGTCACAGAAGCCGATGGCAAGCTTTACGAGGTGACTTTTGTTGACAACCCCAACCATATCAACCACCACCTGGAGATTTATCTCCGTTATTCGGGGGACGATAAGGGGGCTAACTGATGAAAGTTATCAACAATATCGACAAGGTATTTAAGCAGATCACAGGACGGGCCGAGATAGCACTCAAAGCGGCCGCAATACACGCTGAGAGTGCTGTGACGGCTGTAACGCCTGTTGACCATGGCAACCTAAGACGCTCTAACAGTCATCGGATAGAGAAGCAAGACGGCCAAGTTGTGGCCAAAGTCGGAAATTCGGCCGAGTATGCGCCTTTTGTCCATAACGGGACCGGGGAATTTGCCAAGAATGGGAAAGGACGGTCCGGAGGATGGTCATACAAGGACGAGGAGGGCAAATGGCACCACACGATGGGGAATAAGCCACAGCCTTTTATCCAAAAGACATTAAGGCGTGAGAGTGCCAACATCCAGACGATCATAGCCAAGAACATGAAAGGGTGATGTAAACATGGCCTTGGAAGTCGAGGCAAAGGTTGCGGAGCTCTTAACTGGTGTCCTGGCTGAGAGTCACCGCAACTATAACCATAACCAAGAGGTCGTATATCCTTATATGACCTATCAGACAGAGCTAGAAATGGCCGGAGAGGACCTCGAAGCCATTAACCTAGACTGTCAATTATTCGACCGCTCAACGAGCGACAAGAAGCTCCTAGAGGTCGAATACAAGCTCAAGTCGGCCATTGATAAGGTCACACTGTTGGAAGAGAAGTATCTAATGATGGTCCGGTTTGTCCGGTCCGGTGCGGTATCGACCAATGATGACAATATTGTCCGCCGAGACTTGAGTTTTAGAATTAAAATTTACCGGAGGTAATAATTTATGGCTGAAACAGTCGTTAAACGCACAGGCTACACCAATGAGACAGCTAAAGCTTTCCTGGTGGATGCCGGGGCGGTTTACAAAAACTTGAAATATGACCAGGCCTCTAAGAAGTGGAAAGGCGAGTTACTCGGAGCAACCGAGGACGGGAACAAGGTCAAGATTGAAGTCAAGACTCGAGACATCAAGATTGACGGGACTTTCTCCATGTATAAGGGCCAAAAACAAATCGAGTCAACCAACGCCGAGCTTGAGGTAAAGGTTAAGGAATTGACCCACTCAAACATTGCTCTAGCTATCTTAGGTAAGGCTCGAGCAGCAGAAGCAACGGAAGCTCCAGACAACTACCAAGTCATTGAGGGCACATCCAAGCTGACAAACGACCAATATCTAACCAATATCGGCATTGTCGGCACGGTTACAGGCTCAAGTGAGCCAGTTGTCATTATCCTGGATAACGCTCTATGCGTGAGCGGTCTTGAGGTAGACTTCAAAGACAACAGCGAGGCTGTGGCTACATTGAAGTTCCAAGCTCATGCTGACGAGGACCAAGTGGCTGACCGCAAGCTCCCTTGCCGTATCTACTACCCACAACTTACCTAATCAAGTAACCAGATTTCTATCACAGGAGGTTAAAGAATGGAACAAATGAGAAAACTAAAGGGCGGAGAGCTCTTCGACCTATTGCGAATTGTTGAAAAGTTAGACCTAGATCTGGCTGAGATTAAGGAGTTGCTCTTCGACAACGATGACAATGTCGATGTCAACGATGACAAAGCTGTCAAAGAGCGAGGAGTGGCCATTATGGACTACTTCCTAAAAATCATCCTCAGCAAGGGGGAAATCTTGCGAGGGCCAATCAATGAGCTATTCGCTAAGCTTTGCAACACAACGGTCGAGGAGATTGAGGCCTTGGACTATGATGTTTATCTGAAACTATATTCAGAATTCTATCAAGCCCTGGACTTAAAAGCTTTTTTCGCCTTGCTCAAATTGCCCGTCTTTCAAGCTTCCTAGAAATCACCGACCTCTTATATAGACGATACAGCAATCCACCGCTCATCTTGTCCGGAATGGGCTTAGATGAGGCGGTGGATTTTGTTGTGTTCGCCTATGAGAAAGACCAGGAAAGACAAGCCTTTGAGATATGGTTAGGACGAAACATCGAGGAGCCTTTTGGAGCATGGCTAAACGGCCTTAAACAGTCATATAAGCCACCTAAAGAGCCTAAGAAAGTAGTACCTAATCTAAGCGAGGAGGAATTGTTGGCCTGGGCCGGGCAATTTGTCGATGACACAACGATTAGAGAAGAGGGGGACCTAGACGATGGCAATGGATGAGGTTTTTAAGGTCTTTGGGACCCTGGGCCTCAAGAACGAAACAAGGGCCCCAATGGAAGAAGCAGAGAAGCAAGCCGAAAAATCGGCTGACTCTGTCGCTTCCAAGTTCATGAACGCCGCCAAGTGGATTGGTGGGGCGTTCGCTGCTAAAGGCGTGTTTGACTTTGGTAAGGCCACAGTCGAAGCAGCAGCCACAGCTCAAGCGGTACAAGCCCAATTTGACCAAGTATTTGGTGATATTAAGGGTAAGGCGGCGGAAAGCTTAAACGCTGTTGCCAATGAGATTGGAGCCATACCAAACCGAATTAAGCCGGCATTTAACCAGATAGCCTCATTTGCCAAGGTTGCCGGCATG